GTGGCGTCTTCCACAATTTGGAAGGCAGCAACGAAGAGCAGACCCTGTTCGACAAGAACGGCTTCATGGGATACTCCGGCTTTGCCACTTCATATTTTACTCCCACCCGGATTGTTGAAAGCAAAGCCGGGCTGATGAGCTTCGAATACAACCTGCAAGTGGGCACCGGCGTACACCCCATGCCCGGGATGAACTTCTTCGCCTACGGCAATTTTACCGACAAGGAGCGTCAGTCCATCACCTACGAGAACCGCTACTACAAGCGTATCCTGGAGGGAGTGGATACCTGGCAGATTGACCCCGACAAACATATCATGTACCAGTCCGGGCTGCTGGACGGCACTACCATCGGCGGCATGGAGATGCACGGTCACGGGACGTTCCAGAAGAACGGTTACATGACCGGCGTGCATATCCAGTTCACTCCCGACCAGGTGGACCAGCTCACTGCATACAGCGTCAACCTGTCCAGCTACGAGGGTGTTGTGACGGTGGACGAAGAGGGCAATATCATCAACGGGGCAAAGACCGTGCAGAATGTGACCGCAGGCGGCAGGAACGTAATAGGCGGAGAAGAGAATGTGGTGGCGACCGGCTTCCGCCTTTCCACCCGCGTGCAGGCTTTCAAGGGCGAAAAGGAACTGGTTTACTCGGAAACCTTGAAAGCCGGCGCGTTCATGGTGTCAATCGAGCCTGTCGGTTGCACTGCGCACGTGGAGAACGGGGTTGTCATTGTGGACGGGCTGACCGACCTTGGCGGCATGAGCATCGGCATCACAGTGAACTGCGAAGGAAACGCATCATTCCTGAAAACCTATACCATCAATGTCAACCAAAACGGATGGAACATCATATCGGCGGACCTGTCAAA